GTTGGATAACCATTATCGAGACAAACTACTTTACTTTCTGATAATGTTGTTATTACGAATTTTCCGTAATTTTTTCCGGTTCCATCTACTAAATAATCAACAATTCCACCTTTACGAACTTTTTGTAAAGCATCCATTTCAGCACGTGGTGTGCAGAACTCAATATGAAATAAGGCTGTTATATCGTATTCGTCTAATTTCTCACCAGTTCCCTGAACTACTGGCTTAGAACCGATAATTGGTATCTGTCCATAGTTAGTTTCAAAACTACCATCCCACGATTGCGGCAGTTTTATTCCTTGAAAAGTTATATTTGCGAACGTTAGAAACATTAGTTAAAGGATAAGCGATTTTGATTTTGAGAATATTTTTTCAACCACTGTTCAATTTCTGTTTTATGCTCATTCAGTATTTTAGAAATATCCTGTTTTACTGTCGGTGAGCCTCCGTTTAAATGGATAACAGGTGCATAATGAATAGCAGGAGCATTTGATATGTTTGCTCTCTGAATGTTGCTTGAATTGTACGCTTGTGTTGAACGAACTGCTGCTCGTGATTTAGGCTCGTCTTTTGCTCTTTGAGCAGCTTCCTCAATTGCTAAATGTCGGTTATATGTTCCCGGCACACTCTTTACAAGTACAACACTCTTTTTGATTGCGTTTTGAGTAGCTGTTATTCCGCTTAAGTCTTTAACACCACTCCATGCTACTTTTCCGGCTGCTGAAAATTTGCCTTGTCGTAATAATGCAAATGCCTTGCCTATGCTTCCAATTCCAGATATTAGACCTTTTATTCTGTCGATTACGTATTCTTTTAGGATATTACCGAACCCTTTTATCGTGTCCCATGCTGTTTTTATTCCGGCTCGAAACCATGCAAATTTTTTCCATGCAATTACTATAGCAGCAGTTAATGCGGCAATTCCTACAACTACCCATGTAATCGGATTTGCTAATAGTGCGGAATTTAAAAGCCATTGTCCTGCGGTAGCTACTTTTTGAGCAACAGCTAAGGCGTAGTATTGAATTTTGAAAAGAATCATCGAGTTTTTAGTCAGAGCTATCCCGATTCTTGCTAAATCCATTATCTTTTTAAAATTTCCAATAGTTCGTATTACCGTTCCAGATACAAGAAGAAAAGTGCCTAAAACAGTGAGAAGAATTCCAGTGCTAGCAGCCATAGTTAAGACTGTTTTAGCTAAAGTTTTATGCCTCTGTGTCCACATTGAAATCTTCTTAGATATGTCTGCAATTTTCTGCATATACTTTATCACAGTAGGAAGAACGCTTACAGCGATAGTCGTTTTTATTCCCATCATTGCCAATTTATTTTCGCCCATAGCAGCTCGGTATTTTTTGAATTCTGCTATCTGTTTATCAGTGAGAACAACTCCGTACTGCTCCATTTTATCTCCATACGCTTTGATAGCTTTACTTCCTTGATTAAGCATTGGAATAAGGTCTTTACCTGACTTTCCAAAAAGCATCATAGCAAGAGCTGTCTTTTTCGGTCCGTTTGGTGCGTTTTTAAATTTATCAGATAATTCAGTTAGGAGCGCTGAACTGTTTTTTAATCTTCCATTTGAATCGTAAATAGATAGTCCAGACATTTTAAAAATCTTTGCAGCCGCTTTATTCCCCATAGCAGCGGATATTTGAGCTTTTGACAACCTCCCGAACGCCATTTCTAAACCGGTTATTTCAACACCCATTTTTTCAGCAAAACCGCTGTATTTTTGAAAACTTTGAGTTGACATTCCTACTTTCTGGGCTGAGAATTCTATCTGTTTTGCTTTTGATGCAATCGAAGCCACATCTGCAAACAAAGCTCCTGTTATTGCCGCCCCTGAAGCTGCCATTCCTGCGCCTATCTTCTGCATTTTTCCACCAATAGCGTTAGCCCTCTTTTGGAAGTTAGTCATTGATGCTGTAGACTTCTTTGTTGCTTGGTCGATAACGCGGGACATTTTATCTGTCGCACTCAAAACCATACTCAACTTCATTACTTCACTCATAATTTTACTTTAAATAAAAAGGGAGTTTTTTAATTTTCTCCCTTTTCAAATCCTACAACTAATACTCGTTTTATTGATTCCTGCTCCAATCTATAAAGCTCAAAAGCTGATTGAAGGCTTATTTCGAAGAAATCTATTTCTAAATCTAATATCTCATTTAATCCCGATCCTGTGAAGTGACTTAAGAAAACCACATCTTCAATCGGGATTATGCGTTTTTTAAGTCATCCTCATCAATAAAGAGATTTGATACCAGAACAAAGTCATCCTCGGTCATGTCTAATACATCTTCGAGTACTACCGCCTTTCCATCAATTAAAATTTTTGCTGCGACTGTGGCGTAGGGAATAAGATACTCTTTCCCTTTCGGCTGATTTCCTGCGGCTGCAAGTTCTCTGACTTTTACATTCTCTTTTTTTGTGGCTACTTGACCACTTGATAATTTTACTTCACTTTCCATAATGTTATAAATTTGTTATTTGAGCCTCAAACAGGATTCGAACCTGTGACCTACTCATTACAAATGAGCCGCTCTACCAACTGAGCTAAAAAGGCAACTCCACTTATGAAAATCGGCTGTACAACCTATTTCATCAATCCTCTTGTGGCTGATTATATTATAATACTAATCAAGAATTCGCCAGAAGTCAGATAATACATCTGCACAAGTTGGTGAGTATGCCTCTACAAGGTTAGATAATCCTACGATTGCGATTTGATTAGCATAAGCTATTTGATTTATTTGCTCCGATTCAGAATCAAAAGTATCTTGGAAATAATCTTTCACGTTTTGAGGTAATGACTGCATTTTTGGGACAACATCTTTACCTATAATTGAATTAACCTGCTGAAAAATAAATTTTTTATCAGAATTCCAATCATCGCAACGAACTCTTTTCCCTTCCTTGAGAGCCCTTACGGCTTCTCCAAAATCTACATATGTGCTCATAATATTAAATTCCTAAGTTTTTCTTATAATCCGACAACTGGTCTATACCACTGATTCGGAAAATATTGTTCAATACATCAATTTCGATGATTTCCTGACCATTTACAACCTGTTTCATGTAAGTTACATCCAGCTTGGTTGATAAATCGGTGTCTTCTTTGGCTTTGTAAGCTCCTGTACCGTGATTGTTTGATGTTGCACGAAGAAATACCACTACCGGCACTTCAGAATCCAAATCCCCATTCACATAAATCATTTTATTTGACCTAACCATAAGGTCAACTGATTTACGAGGATTTGCGCAGGCAATTTGCACTTCATTTTCCGGATAGTTCCATTTGATAGTTGCTTCCATAGCTTCAAAACCATTAAAGAACTTTGGAGTACCCATCAAACCAAGAGCTTTATATTCTCCCTTTGCAAATTGAATTTCAGGAAGCGAAACTTCACTTGCTTGACCATGCGTCGATGTTCCGTTTACGTAAACATTCGCATCTTGTACCTTACTGATTGTTATTGCTCCCATGATTATTTAAGATTTGAAAGTAAAGAACTGTCAACAACTGTATCAAAAGTGATTCTCTCGGCAGGAGTTGGGAAAAAATAAGTATTTGTAAAAACAATGTGACCGGCAGCCAACTCAACATCGCTATTTTTTGCAGGGTCGTAAGTACATTTAGAACCCTCAAGCATTGCGCCACGAGAAATAAGGCTATTAAAATACTGATTCACTGTTTGCAATACATTGTCTACAAAAGCAGGGATTATTGGTTTATCTGCATAGGGCAGCATTGCTAATTCCACACTTTCATCAACAATGTCTTTTGCCCGTTGACAACATTCAAATGTCAAAGCATCCGTTTTTGTAGGAAAGCTTGCGTTTCTGTTACCCCATTCGCGGAAGTCTTGACCGTTGTTATTGAAACAAGTCGTAATACCCTGAGCGTTTAATAAATTAGTTTCGGCAGTTGCATCGTTGATAGAAGCAGTTACCGGAATTTCAAGCCCTGTAACTGCTTCTATAGCGTTGTTCGATGAACTCACCCAAAAACCACCACCTGCTGTCCATGCTGTAGCATCAATCTTAGCACGATTTGCCGCTGCAAAAATTGAAAATGGATGAAGCAATGCGTTGTATTTCAATTCAGGATAAAGCAGTTTAGCACGACTAGATGTAGAAGCCCAAATACCGCCTGTATTGCGAAGAGCCAAAGCACCTGAAACAGTCACATCGGTAGCAGCGTCAAGATACGCACAACCCCTAAAGCTTGTTGCTGTAGAAATTAAAGCAGCCGCAACTCCTGCAACACTTGAATAGCCAGGAGCAATGAAAATTTTTGGTTTAAAACCATAAATTGAATAGCAGGTATCAAACAACATTAGTCCTGTTCTTTCTCCTGTTTCAGAATCATGAGCACCGACAAAATCAGCTGCTTCAGGAGTACTTGATGGAAGTCCAACCGACACGACAAATATAGTAGCTCCTGTTTTCTTTGTGATGGAACGAATAATACCTAAAGCTTCCGGAATTGTTCCTGTCAAACCAAATTGAGCATCATCCAATTCAGATATGCACAACTTCAATGAATTTACATCCCCTGTTGCTGCCGTACCTATTAGTCCAATAACAGCAGTCTTAACTGTGTTTGTCAATGATACTATTTGCGAGGTAATCGTTTCAACCCCATGTAAGAAATCACTCATTTTATTTTGTTTTTAGTGAGTTTGTATTTTAATTCACGCTTTTTGTTTCAAATTCTATATTAGTTGCAAGTGGTGCATCGGGTTCGACAAGATTTTCAACAACATGCCTCCTGAAAGAAAACGATAACATATAATTCCAGTCGTTTTGAGT